CGATCTTGCATTGACCGAGGCCCCAGAGGCGGTCAAGCGTGACGGAGGTGTAGAGGGTTTTTTCGCCCTCCCCTGAGTACCGCTTCATGTCGGGGAACATGAAGCCGAACAGGAGGGCGTGATAATGGGGCCGAAGGGTGGTCTCGCCGTACTCGCCCACGTGATAGTACGAGATTGACCGGCCTTCAAAGGCTTTGCGAAGCCTTTTCATAAAGCCCGGAAAGGCTACCCTCGAAAGCGAGTGATCGTCCGGGAGGTGCTCATCGTCGTACGTGAGCGTGAGGAAGGAATTTTGGTCGTAGAGCGATGCTTGATGCATGCATCGCACGGCCCATTGGCGGGAATGTTCAAGGCGGCAGCCGATGCAGCCGCCGCAAGGAAGCTCGATCTCGAGATAGTCGGTTGGGACGACGTTGTGCTTGGTCAGAAACCGAATCGAGTGCTTCCCGGAGGGTCCCGGCTCAGGGCTCTTGAAGGCCCTGACCGGGTGGTAGCACGGCACTGGCCTACAGCCGGATGCCGCCGCGCATGGGCGCGCCTCGGGTGTTACGGGGGTGAATCCGGTCGGCCGTCCGCGAGAACAGCTTGCGACTCCGCCGGTTGTTCATCTTTGTGCGCTTTTTCATGACGTTGGCCCAAGTAGAGAAGGATCAGCGCCGGGAGAATTCCCGACACGGCAACAGCATAACCGAAAAAGGACTTCATACAACACCCCTTGAACTGGCTGGAAACCCGCGTGGATATTGGATGGTGTCATCTGGCCTGTTGACATCAAGTATTAGCAGGCCGATTTTCGCCATCCGATGCGTGCGGGCGCCGGGCTTCGCCCGGGTGCCCGCGCCGCAGTACCCCGTCGCGATTAATCGGCGGAAACGGGGTTTTGGCGACCGCTATCGGGTCCTGCGGACCCGGCGGGTAGGGGGGTGGCTTCCGGTTCGGACGACGGCGCCATGAGCGTCTCAGGCACCTTGTCGCGATCGATGAAGCCCCATTTGATCGATTCCTCCAAGTTGTCGGGATCGTGGACGAAGTCCAAGAGTTTCGCGGGATCATTCTCGAAGCGGTTGCGGATCTCCGCGGGGAGTTCGGCAAAGCGGGTTTTTGCCTCTGCGACGACGAGCATCGCATTCATGAATTCGGTGCCCGTCGTGTCGATGTAGACCGGCTCTCGTTGCTGGAGGTGCGTCAAGACGCCCGTGACGTTGAACCGCCGGAGAATGTTGTTGATGTCGCACTCGTCCTTGAAGGACTGTTTGGTGCGCCCCGGCCCCTCGAAGTGAATGGGAGTGTGAGGGGGAAGATTGTAGGTGTGATGGATTTGAGGGAATTGCGCAAGAGTGCTTTTGAGCCTGAGGGCTTATGACATGAGTGATTCCTTTGCAAGAGTGCTAGGGGGAGCGTGTCCCGCTGGGGCCGGTGGATTGCGCTACCGCGCAGCCCGCCTGTAGGCGGGGATTTTGGTGAACGGCGGTTTGTAGGGGACTTAGTCGCCCCTGAAGAGACGATAGCCGGTTGTGAGACCTCGCGCTGCTGCAGCTGCTCGGTTGGTGTAGCGGAGACCGATGCCGTACTTGGTTCGGTCAATGTCCGCTTCGATCTTCGCGCCGACGGCGCTGGGAGCCGCGATTTCCGTCTCGGCGTTTCTCAGCTTTTGGAGCTGATCATTGAGACGGGTCTGCGACTCGATTTGGGCCTTTTCTGACGGCGATTTCGCGATGCTCCACGCCTTCAGGCCCGTGTCGTAGTTGATGTTGCGCTCTTGAGCTTCGGCAACCTTGGTTTGCTGCTGGGTGTTGGCGATCTGGGAGTCGATCGCTTCTGTTTCGGTCGCTTTTTTCTCAGTTTCGACTTGGATGAGTTTCAGGTCCTGCGCGAGGCGACGCGCTTGGAGCGCGCTACCCACGGCAGGGGTGATTACGTCTGACTGAGTGGCTTGAGCGCCCCCGGAAGCTTTCGCTCCGGAACCCCCGGTTGCGGAGAGGATCGGATTTAGACCTGCAGCTCGCATGTCTCCGACCTCGATTTGGTGCGCGAGCCGCGCCATCTGGTACTGGAATTCGCGGTTGGCGTGTGCCTCTTTCGAGGACGATTGATTGCCCATGAGCCCCCCCAGAAGGGAGGCTCCCCCGAGAATGGCCGCCCCCCCTGACCCGGAAAGGATCGAGGGGGCGGCCTTCGCTACAACTGGTGCGAAGAGTGCGGGGCTCATGGTTAGAAGTGGTCGATGAGACCGGGAACGCTGTAGGTGGGCATGGGCCGCGCGCAACGCATGGAGAAATACGCGTCGAAGAGGAAGTGCGGCTCGGTGGTGACCGCAATGACGCGATCGATCGGTGGGTCCTCCGTGATGAAGGTGGCATCGAGCACCGGAGCGGTGCCGAATTCTTGCGAGAGGTGCCACGCGTCGAGGGACGTGGCGGCGGTTGACCGGAAAAGTCCGGTGACCTGACTGGGCTTGTAGCGGTACTCCGCGAATCGCTCTTGATAGCCGAATACCAGGTCGTCGGCAGCCGGCACGCCGCTAGCGAAAATTTCCTTCTGCAAGACCGCTTGCTCGCCGATGTGAGCTGTCGCAGGCCAGTAGAAGTCGAAGCGCGTGGCCCGAGAAAACATGCGGGCGAGACCTTGCTGATAGGTCAGGTCCGCTCGGACGGAGACGAGTCCGATGATGAGGCAGTGCTCCGTGAAGCTGGTCGTGAAGCCATGGCCCTGAAGAAGCGCAGTGCCCATAGCAGCCAAGTTACCTTGGGGGGTATCGGCTCCGGTGCCGGTGCCTCCGGTCTGAGGGATCGGGGAGATATTGACGGGGGAACTGCCCCCCCCGAGAAATTCGGGTCTTTGAAGGCGCGCGTCAGGACTGGTGACTCCGAAGTGAGCCTTGATGAGTTCGGTGTATCGGGTTCCCCCTCGAGCGTCGCGCTCGTAGATTTTCTGGATTTGGAAGGCTTGTCGAAGCGAGTTGATGGTTGCAGCGGTAGCACTGGACAAGTCCGCGTAGACGTTGGGCTCATGGCCGCCGGTGCCGGCGGTGCCGGCGGAATTGACGACGTCACGGATGAATCCCGCGCCGGTGGTGAGCCAGCCTCGGGTGCCTGCGGGGAATGTGGTTCCTCCGGTCTCATAGTGGGTCGATCCTGTGGCTGTGTTGGCGATCGGGCCTACTCCAAGGCCCTTGATTGGTGCTTCGGTACCGAGGGGGATGCTGACGCCCGGCCCCTTCTGAGGCCACGGCAGAGACCCGGTGAAATAGTCGTGGCGCTTGCCGCGCTTGAGCAGCACGTAATCGGTCGGCGAGTCCGGACCGTCATCCCTGTCGACGACGACGGAGTCGATCAGGTTTTGATCGCGGAACCATTCGTTGTAGATCAAGTTGTACGCCCGGTGCCAGAGGCTGGTGTGGACGAGGCCCGGAACTTCCGGCGGGATGCCCATGTAATCGTGCAGCGACCCGACGCTGTATCCGGTGACGGCGGTCGACGTCATCGTGGGCAGAGTGAAGTCCGTGGAATCGTCGGGGTCGGTTTGCTCCCCGTTGAACCTCTGCCAGTTGTCGAACACGAGGCGCACCGGGACGGAGAAGAAATGCGTCTCCATGAAGAGATTGTCCATGATCGGGAAGATCGGCGTGGCGAGCCGAGCGAAGCCGGTCATGCGAACGTTGAACGTGTCGCCGGGCAAAGCCTCGTCGATCAAGATCGGGACCAGGTTGCCGGCGTCGAAGGTGGTCTTGTAGCCGTGGCTGCGGTCGAAGCTTGACCGCGGGATTTCCGCTCTCGGGACCTCCGAAAAGCGGTGCTTCATGACCGAGGGATTGCGGTGGTTTTTCATCAGTCGGAATCCTTGAGGGCTTGAGCGGACGCGATGTACTCGGGAGGGCACGATTCGAGGCGGCCGTCCTGATCGTCGTATTCGCCGATGAGGTGGAGGGTGTAATCCTTCGGGGAGACCGAGACGGAGCTCTGTCCGTCGTTGGCGAGTGCGCGGAAGGAACGCGTCGCGGTGGCCTTGTTCACGGCCACGAAGGGAGCGCCGTACACGGCCGCAGCTGCGTCATACACGGCGAAGCATTTGACTTTCATCAGAGGTTCCTTTTCAGAGTTGAGGTTTGCGCGCGTTTCACCTGTTCCCGAACGGCGCGACGTTCGGGGGTGTTATTGGCTTTGGTTGCGGGTTTCTCAGCGTACGCACTGCGCCCCTCTTTGATTTTGGCGTGCGCCGCTTCGTCGCGGCGCTGCAGGAGCTTGTCGTAGTACCGGGGGGGCTTCTGTTTGCCCCCCTTCATGACCACGAAATCGTCGGGATAAACGTCCGACAGGTACCGGTCCGCCCATTCTTTCCCGATGGCCGGCCGAAGGGACATGGTCGCGAATTCGGGTGCAACCTGCCAGACCTCGCCGGTGCGAGTACTAGTGCGGGAAAGCCGTGTCTTGTCTTGGCCGCGCTGTTTCTTCATGGAGTACCGGGCGCAGTACGCCGCGGACTCGAAAGTGAGCGCGCCGATCTTGCATTGACCGAGGCCCCAGAGGCGGTCAAGCGTGACGGAGGTGTAGAGGGTTTTTTCGCCCTCCCCTGAGTACCGCTTCATGTCGGGGAACATGAAGCCGAACAGGAGGGCGTG